TCCAGGGATCGCCGCGCTTTCAACTCACCCAGGGCTCGATTCGTGGGCGAGGGAGCGGCCGGAGTTTCTGTCTGAGATCGATGATGTCTCGATGCTGCTCTTTGGCGTCACCCCAGAAGGCTGCGACCGCCCGATCAATTCGGAAGTTCCGGAATCGGAATGGTATCTGAAACTGATGCTGGCCTCGGAAGATTTCGAAGCAGCTCGTCCCGTCTGGGAATTGATGGGCTGGGATGTCAGCGACGGCGCTGGAGCGGAGCACCCACTGCTGTTTTGGTTTGGCCGGCAGATCCTTTGCGCTGTCCATGGCCTGGCCGGAACACTGCCTGACGAGGAAACGCTGGCGAAGGCCGCCGCTGAAGCCTGGGCCGAGGGGGTCGCCCATGAAGCAGCCGTTTTCAACTCCAGACGGATGAGGGTGAAGTGAAGGACGCACTGTTCAAGCCCGGCTATGACGGCGCCCGCCTAAGCCAGACCCTCAGCGCCCCGGAGCGGCAGACCTTTCGGCAAGCCAAGCATGAACTGGTTCGGCGGATCCATGATGCGATGCTGACCCTGACCGTGCTTGACGGCGCCGGCCCGGCGGGAGTGCGAACCGGTAGTGTCCCGGCCCATATTGTCGAGTTTGCTGACCGCATCGGCGAAGAGCAGGCCGAGCCTCCCAGGCCCAGGTTCAAGCCAAGTGCGGCCCAGGTATCGGCGATGCCGGGCGCCTTGGAGCTCCTGGAGGGCCTGACGAAGCCAATCTTCAAGGTCGTAATGCTGCGCGCGCTGGACGAGTTTGATCGTGAGCAGGGCGGGCGAGGGCTGTGGTCTTGGAAGGAAATCGGCGGCCAATTCGGTTTGAGCGACCGTTGGGCTGAAGCGGCTTACGAGGCCGCGTTGGTCCAGGCAGCTCGGCGGTCGGGCCTTCTGCCTGCTGTCAGCCGAGAGCACGGCGTCCTCGCCGTAGCCGTCTGGTTGGACCGGGCCTGGGTGACCAATCTCAGCACTGCAGCCGACCCTCGCCAGGCCGCTGCCAACCTCAGGGTCAAGAGCCCGATCAAGCCGGAGCAGGCGTTCGCAATCTGGGTGCCGGGCCCGCCGGCCGCAAAGCGGCTCGTCGATCAGGTCAAGCCGTTGATGCGCGGCCTGCTCAGCCACGGTTCCTGGTACAAGATCCACCCGGACTCCTTGGCCGAGACACTGATCGAACAGGCCCGTGCGTGTCAGATCGACTGGATGATCGAGGACATCCATGTCCGATCGGCACTGGCGGCCTGATCGCACATCTTGTGTCCCAGCAACTTTTTTCGGATAGCTATTGACGAACTCGCCTAGCTATGGGCGTTTTCCCACTAGTTTCGCCGATTCGCGTGTGGGGCCAAGGCACCCCGGATTTCGGCGTCAGAACCCCTAAATCACCACACAGGCGGGTCATGACCGGCAAGCCTACTGTTCTGACCGCTGAGCTCGCGGACACGATCTGCGAGCGCCTGGCGGACAAGGAAAGCCTGCGCACAATCTGCCAAGACCCCGACATGCCTTGCAAGGCGACGGTGTTCCGATGGCTCCATGCCGACGCCGGTTTCAAGGACCGGTACGAGCGCGCGCGCGAGGCCCAAGCAGACAGCCACGTCGACGACATCATCGACATCGCTGACGATCCTGCCCTGGACGCAAACGAGAAGCGGATCCGGATCGATGCCCGCAAATGGGTGGCCGGAAAGCAGCGGCCGAAGAAGTACGGCGACAAGATCGCCCATGTGGGCGGCGGACCTGACGACACGCCAATCCAGTACGCCAACCTGAGCGAGGAAGAGATTGACGCCCGTCTCGCTGCTCTCGCAATCGGAACTGGAGCGTCTCAGGACACTGCCGATTGAGCAGCGCCGGGAAGCCTTGGCGCTTCTCGAAATCAAGGCCGAAAAGTTACGCGCGGCGGATGCGGCGGCCAAAGCCAAGGCCCTGCGAGAGTCGGCCGAGCAGATCAGAGCCCGCTGCCAGACTCTCGCCGGCTTCGTCCGTGAGGCCTGGCCAATCCTGGAGCCGAACGCGCCGCTGATCTGGAACTGGCACCTGGACGCGCTGTGCCGCCACCTCGAAGCTGTCAGCGATGGCCGGATCACGAGGCTGCTGGTGAACGTCCCGCCGGGCACGTCCAAATCGCTGGTCGTGGCCGTCATGCTGCAGGCCTGGGAATGGGGGCCGAAGGGTAAGCCCTCGATGCGCTACCTGACGACCAGCTTCAACGACGGGCCGGTCAAGCGTGACACCCGCAAGACCCGCGACCTGATCCAGTCGGACTGGTATCGGGCGCTCTGGCCAGAGGTGATCTTGAGCCGCTCCGGCGAGACCAGTTTCGCCAATACCGGGACCGGTACCCGCGAGGGTGTCGCCTTCGGCTCCCTGACCTCCCAACGGGGCGACCGGCTGCTGATCGATGACCCGCACTCGACCGAGAGCGCGGAATCGGACGCCGACCGGACGACAACGACCAGGCGCTTCAGAGAAGGCGCCCAGAACCGCCTGAACGACCAGGCCAAGTCGGCCATCATCGTCATCATGCAGCGGCTGCACGAGAAGGATATCAGCGGGGTCATTAAGGACCTGGGCATGGGCTACACCCACCTGTGCCTGCCGATGGAGTTTGAGCCCGGCCGCCGCTGTGAGACCGAGATCGGTTTCAAGGATCCTCGGACCTACAAGGGCGAGCTGCTCGACCCGGTCAGGTTCCCGCGGGATGTCGTCGAAAAGCTGAAGCGCGACATGGGCAGCTACGCCTATGCCGGCCAGTACCAGCAGAACCCCACGCCGCGCGGCGGCGGCCTGTTCCAGAAGGCGGACTTCAAGATCGTCGGCGCCAAGCCGAACACCTGCGGCCAACCAGTTCGGGCCTGGGATATCGCAGCGACCGAAGAAACCGGCCAAAACGACCCGGACTATACGGTCGGGGTCAAAATCAGCCGGTGCTTGGAGAGCCAGAACTTCTACGTTGAGCATGTCGAGCGGGGCCGTTGGAGCCCGGCCCGCACAGAGGCGATGATCAAGACCACTGCTGACCTGGACGGGGTCGGTGTCAAGATCCGGCTTCCGATTGATCCTGCTGCAGCCGGCAAGATCGTGGCCGACACGTTGATCAAGAAACTGGCCGGATACACGGTGAAGGCCCTGCGTATCACCGGAGAGAAATCAGTCCGCGCCAGCCCGGCAGCAATCCAGGTCGAGGCCGGCAATGTCTACCTGATCAAGGGCGATTGGAATGACGCCTTCATTGAGGAGCTCTGCCGCTTCCCGCGGGCTGGGCACGATGACCAGGTCGACGCCTTTGCAGACGGACTAAACGAACTCGCGCTGGCCCCACCGGCCGCAAAGACCGCCCCCATGAGACGATAGGAGGATCACCCTGGCCGCAGCCGTCAACGACAAATCGGCTGCCGTCAGTGCGATGGTTGCCGACTGGGATATGCTTGAGGCCCTGATGGGCGGCACCCGCGCCATGCGGGCCAAGGGCGAGACCTATCTGCCCCGCTGGACCCTCGAGCACCCCGACGACCACAAGGCCCGGATCGCGGTCGCGACCCTGTTTCCCGCCTATCAGCGGACGGTCTCAGTCATGGTCGGCAAGCCGTTCTCCAAGGCCCTGACCCTGAGCGATGACGTCCCGCCGGAAATCGTCCAGTGGGCCGACGACATCGACAACGAAGGGGTCAACCTGCATGTCTTCGCGGCCGAGATGTTCGCGGAATCGTTCTTCGGCCTGGCGGGCATCCTGGTGGAAGCACCCAGGCAGACGGCACCGACTGGAGCGCCCGTAACCAAGGCCGAGCAGCAGGCCGCCGGCGTCCGGCCCTACTTCGTCCGGGTCCTGCACAGCCAGATCCTCGGCTGGCGGGTCGCCAAGAGCAATGGGCGCACCGTCCTGACCCAGCTGCGGCTGGCTGAAGCCGCGTCAGTCCCCGATGGTGACTACGGCGAGAAGCTGGTCGAGCGCGTCCGGGTCCTGACGCCCGGGGCCTATGAGGTCTGGGAAAAGCAGAAGGATGCTGCCGGCAAGGAGTCCTGGCTGCTGCTGCCGAACGAGAGCGGTTTCACTGGGCTGGACGTGATCCCGTTCGTCCCGCTTTACGGACGGCGCAAGGCCTTCATGGCTGGGACGCCGCCGCTGCTCGACCTGGCCTATCTGAACGTGAAGCACTGGCAGGAGCAGAGCGACCAGGACGATAGCGTCATGTACGCCCGCAAGCGCCTGATCGTGCGGACCGGCGCCGGTGCTGACTCGGCCCCCATGGTCGCCAGCGCCAGCGCCGTGGCCGACCTTCCGATCGGCGGCGACATCAAGATCGTCCAGGGATCGGCCGAGAACGTTTCGGTCGGCGCCGGCAGCCTCAAGGCGCTTGAAGAACAGATGATCCAGGCCGGCGCCGAACTGCTGGTCAAGAAACCTGGCGATCGCAGCGCCACCGAGAGCGCCAACGACGCCGAGGGCAATAAGTCCGACCTTCAACGCTTGGTCGAGAACTTCGAGGACAGCCTCGACCAGGCCCTCTACCTGATGGCCCTGTATGCGGGCCTGCCCCAGGGCGGCCATGTCAGCCTGTTCAAGGACTTCTCGGCAGCCAGCCTTACCGAGGCCAGCGGCCAGCTGGTGCTGGCGATGCGAAACGCAGGCCTGATCAGCCACGAGACTGCCCTTTCGGAGATGAAGCGGCGGGGCGAGCTGGCGGCGGAGATCGACTTCAGCGACGAGGTCGAAAAGATCGATGCCGAGGGGCCCGCGCTGGGGACCATCGGCGCCGGCGCCGGCGCAGGAGCGGGCGCGTAATGGGAACCGTCCACAAGCTCGAGCTGGTCACGGTCGGCGAGGACTTCCGCTTTGATCCCGATGCCATCCTCGATGCCGCGAAGGGCCAAGGGCTGTTGAACGTGGTCATCGTCGGCGATCTGCCCGACGGCGGCCTCTGGGTCAGCAGCGCATCCGGTGCGGGCGTGGCGATGATCCTGATGGAGCGCGCCAAGCTGCAGATCATTCAGGGCGGCTAGATCGTGGCCCTTTCAGCGGAGGCCGCGCACGATCTGGCCGTCCGGCACAGGATCAATCTGAGCCGCTACAGCACCGGGGTGGTTCGCAAGGTCATCGCGCTGCTCAATCGGACCGAAGAGTCCCTAATCGAGCGCCTCGCCCGCACCGACAACGAAACCCTGTCAGGGGCTCGACTTGAAGCGATCCTGGCCGAGTTGAGGTCAATCCAGAAGGAGGGGTGGGCGCTCGTCAAGGCAAGGGTCGAGGGATCGGTTTCTGACCTGGCCGGCGCCGAAAGCCAGTTTGCGTTGCGATTGGCCGGTATCCCGATCGCTCCTGACGTCCAGTTTGGCTTTTCACCCATTCCGCCTCTGGAACAGATCGTTGCTGCCGTGAATGCCCGGCCGTTTCAGGGCCGTTTCTTGAAAGACTGGCTGGCCGGGGCCGAAGAAGGGGCCGCCACAAGAGTTCGCGACACCATTCGGCAGGGCTTTGTCGAAGGGCGGCCAACTGCGGACCTGGTCAGGGCGATCCGGGGCACAAAGGCCGGCCAGTATCGCGACGGCGTGATGGAAGTAAGCCGCCGCGGCGCAGAAGCGATGGTGCGGACTGCTCTGACCCACACGGCCAACGTCGCTGCTCAGGCCGCCTGGGAGGCAAACAGCGATATCGTCAAGGAGTGGCGCTTCGTCGCGACCCTGGACAGCCGGACGACTCTGATCTGCGCGGGTCTGCACGGTAAGAAGTTTCCAATCGGGAAAGGGCCCCAGCCCCCCCGACACGTGAACTGCCGCTCGACTTCGATCCCGGTCGTTGCGGAAATCGAGGGTGTTACGCCCTTTGAGTTTCCCACCTACGAGGCCTGGCTGAAAAGGCAGTCGCCCAAAGTGCAGGGCGACGTTCTCGGCCCGAGCAGGGCCGCATTGTTTCGAACCGGCGGCCTGAAGATCGATCGGTTTACGGACAACAAGGGCCGAGTTCTGACGCTTGTCGAGCTGCGGTCCAAAGACCTGGAGGCGTTCAAGGATTCGGGCCTTGATCTTCCAATCAAGCCGCCGCGGGGCCAGCCCCAAGACGAAATCGCGCGGTTCTTGGCCAGTCCGTCAGCTCAACGTCGGCTGATGGAGCACCTTTTCGGAAGCGCCGCTGAAGTCGATCAGCAAACGATGAAGGTGCGAGCAATCGCACAGAGCTTGGGGTGGAAGGCCCAAGAGCAGGATCTGAACGCGATCCGCTTCTACACAGGATCCGGATACAGCGGGATCAACAGGCGTATGCGAGAGAGTGGCGGAACCCTGGAGGACCGCCAATTCACGGCCCTGGCGTCGCGCGGGATTGATGATCTTCCACAGGAAGTCGGCGAAGTTTGGCGAGCCGGCCGCAAGAACATGGCAGGCGCTGACGCGCTATGGACCCAGGCAGCCGTTGGAAGGGAAATCGACCTCGGCAACCAGCTGCTGAGCTTCAGCAGATCCCGAGAGTTCGC